TCGTTTCTCACATATACATGATGCATTGCAATACCTAATGCTTGGGTCAGGTGAGGGTAGGCAAGTTATGGGTCAGAAACAAAACGTTCATGCGTTTCAAGCTAAAACTTCTTTTGATGTTTTCACTAGACAACCAAAGCAAAACAGACGGCAAGGTTTATGGTCAAGAATGTAATCACCCTATCCACCCTATCCACACTGTCCATTTGTGCGTTGTGTATTTTTTGTTTGATAGGTATGCGTTAAAGAAAAGGAGTTTTATATGTGTCTTCCAAGTAGATCGCCAAGCCCACCTCAAGAGAGTGCGGAATCTAAAATGGAACGTGAATCTCAAGTTGAGAAAGAACAAACTAAAACATCTGAAATGAAACAAGATGCCTTAGAAGAAAACGTTTCAAGAAAAAGAAAAGGTACTGGAAGAAGATCATTACTTACTGGTTCTGGTGGTGGTATAGGTTATTATGATAGGTACTCTGCATAATGCATGATTTAGCTAAAGGCTACATTGCAAAATTTGAAAAAGCTAAAACCATCAGGCGTGAGTTTGAAGACTTGTATGATGAGATATTTGAATACTGTCTGCCACAACGTCAAGGCTTTAAGAATTATACACCCGGTCAAAGACGAGATGACAAGATATTTGACGAGACTGCTGTAGTTGGTGTTCAAGAATTTGCATCAAGACTACAGTCAGGATTAGTTCCTAACTTTGCTAGATGGGCAGACTTTGTTGCAGGTAGCGAAGTACCTGAGGGCGAAGCGGATCAAATTAATAATGAACTAGATAAAGTAACTGAATATATATTTGAAGTTATACAGACATCTAACTTTGCTCAAGAGATACATGAATGTTTCATAGACCTTGCTTTAGGAACTGCCGTTCTTTTAATTACAGAGGGAGATGCTATTAACCCTATAAGATTTCATTCTGTACCATTGCCACACGTTGTTCTTGATACTGGACCTGATGGTAGAGTGGATCATGTTTATAGAGAGCGTGAACTAAAGTATTCTGATCTTATGGTTGCTTATCCTAATGGCGTGTTTAGCGAAAAAGTAATTAAGAAGATGCAGGAATATCCTGAGACAAAGTGTAAGCTATTAGAGGTTTCATGTAAGTTATATGACGAACCTAACGTAGAGAAATATTCTTTTATGGTTATTGAACTAGCCGATAAAGACGTAATCATGGAAGAGATATATACGGGTGTAGGTTCTAATCCTTTTATAGCGTTTAGATGGAGCAAAGCCTCTGGAGAAATTTATGGGCGAGGTCCTGCAATTAATGCGTTGAGTGCAATTAAAAGTGCTAACCTTACAATAGAATTAGTATTAGAAAATGCACAGATGTCTATTTCGGGCATCTATCAGATGGATGATGATGGTGTTATTAACGTTGACACAATCAATCTTGTTCCCGGCACAGTCATTCCTAAAGCACCAAACTCACAAGGTTTACAGCCTATAAGATCAGCAGGTAACTTTGATGTAGCTAACTTGGTTCTTAATGACATGAGAAATAATATTAAGCGTGCATTGTATAATGACATGCTTGGTGATCCTAATAAAACACCTGCATCAGCTACTGAGGTAGCGGAACGTATGGCTGATTTATCTCGTAAGATAGGTTCTGCATTTGGCAGGCTTCAAGCAGAGATGGTTCAACCCGTTCTTCAACGTGTAGTTTATCTTTTAAGCAAGCAAGGTAGGATAGAAATACCTACTGTTAATGGCAGAGAAGTAAAGATAAAAAGTGTTTCTCCACTGGCACAAGCACAATCAAACCAAGACATTGTGTCTTTAGATAGGTTTCTTGAAATGGTCGCAGGTCGTTTCGGTCCTGAGGTTATTAATCTCCTTGTCTCCTCAGAGGAAACAGCAATCTATCTAGCCAAGAAATTTGGTGTGCCAGACCATTTAATAAGAGATGTAGGTGAAAGACAAAAGATGGTTGAGTTGGCTCAACAAATGCAACAACAAGGATTAGAGGAAAATGTCCAAGCACTTAGGGGTTGACGGGTATCCACGCTCACAAGAACAAGATCAAAAAATCTCCCTCGACTTAGCCAGTACATTCAACACACCGAGTGGACTGGCTACGTTGCAGTATCTTAAATCAATTACCATTGAAGCTATATCAGGTGCAAACATAACTAATGAAGAGTTAAGGCATCTTGAGGGTCAAAGGTATTTGGTAGCACTAATAGCTAAACGTATTCAACATTCAGAAAGGATTAAATAATGCCATTTGCAACAAAACAATTAATGGAAGAGCAGAAAAAAAAAGATGCATTAAAAAAGAAAAAGGCACTTGAAGAAAAGAAAAAGAAAGAAGCTGACAAACTAAAGAAGAAAAAAGTTTTAAGTAGAAGACTTAAAAATATACAAGCAAAATAAAACAACCATAAGAGGGTAATATGGCAGAAGATACTTTACTACAAGCAGAAGCACCTGCAACCGAAACAACCGAAACACCTGCAGTAGAAACTGCACCTACAGAAATTTCAAGACCAGAATGGTTACCAGAAAAGTTTAATGACCCTGCTGATATGGCAAAGGCATATAGTGAACTAGAGGGTAAGCTAGGTAAAGGCGAAGAAGATATACGTACTAAGCTTATGGAAGAAATGGAAACAGAAGCTTTTGCAGAAAGACCTGATACTGTTGGTGATTACATATTACCAGATACATTAGATGAAGCCGAAGCGGTTGATAATGAATTGCTTGGTTGGTGGTCTAATTATTCATGGGAAAATGGATTGAGCCAAGATGAATTTGCAGAGGGCATAGCAAAGTATGCTGAAGCAGTTCAAGGGCAACAACCAGACCTTGAAGCCGTAAGTAAAGAATTAGGTGACAATGCAACAGCTAGAGTAGAAGCTGTTCAGTTATGGATGAATAAGTTCTTTCCTGATCCTACAATGCAAGAAGCCGTAGCTGAACTAGGTTCATCTTCTGCAGGCATTAAAGCTTTAGAATATGTAATAGAGCAAACTAAATCTACTTCACCTAATCCAACAGCACAAGTCGCAGGTCAAATAACACAGTTAGATGTTGAAGCTAAGATGAAAGACCCTCGTTATTGGCAACAAGGCAAGCGTGATAATTCATTTATTCAAGAGGTAAATAATGATTGGAAGCGACTTCACGGGGGTAGGTAAATATGGTGATGCTTACATTGTTAAAGCAAAACCTATTCACGCAGAAACATTACAACATCAACTAAGACCAAGTGATGCAAGAGAATGTATGATAGCAGGCGTTACACCTTGGCGTGCATTAATGTCTGCATTTGGTGATAAACAACACGAAACTTATACAGCATTAGTAAACGATCAACCAGTTATGATGTTTGGTGTAGTTCCAGAACATGAACTTGTTGGTTCAATATGGATGCTTTGCAATGATGTTGTAGACAAATATCCAAAAACATTTCTAAAGTTTTCACCTGCTATTGTTGAACATTTCCAAAGTAAATATTTTTTATTGCAAAATGTTTGTCCAGTAGATCATTACAAGACACTTACATGGTTAGGCTATCTTGGCTTTATGATACAGCCCAAAATAATAAACCAAAATGGGTATGATGTATTACGATTTGTGCGTTGTCAAGAAACTGAATATGTGAATATGTATGGGTATACACAGCCCGGAATTAGCTGATTGCCCTAACGGATAACAAGTCGAAGCGAGTGATGGATAACTGATAGCAACTTAAACAACTAATCTGCTTTTTGCAGGGAAAGGATTAATGATGGCTAACACAATAGACACAGCTTTCATTAAGCAGTTCGAGAGCGAGGTGCATCTTGCGTATCAGAGAATGGGTTCAAAATTAATGAATACTGTTCGTAACGTAGGCAATGTTGCAGGAAGCGTTGTACGCTTTCAAAAAATCGGTACTGGAACTGCTTCAACTAAATCAAGAAATGGTATGGTAACACCTATGGAGTTAGCACATACCACAGTAGAAGCTACATTAGCTGACTTCTATGCATCTGAATACATTGACAAGCTAGACGAACTCAAGACAAACATTGATGAACGTCAAGCTATTGCAACAAGTTCAGCATCAGCATTAGGAAGAAAGACTGATGAAATACTTATTACTGCTATGGATGCAGGAGCAAACTCAACTCAATTACACAACACAAGTAGTGCTGTAGAAAAAGCTGATTTACTATCTGCGTTTGAAACATTTGGTAGTGCAGACATTCCAGAAGACGGGCAACGTTATATTGCTATGAACCCTAAAGGTTTCGCTGACTTATTTTTAATAAATGAGTTTGCATCTTCTGATTATGTAGGCGATCAAAACTTACCATACGCAGGCGGTATGACTATGAAAAACTTTTTGGGATTTAATATATTCTCAACATCTGCAGTAACAGCAGGTAAGAATATGGCATATCACACAAGTGCGATTGGTCTAGGTATTGGTGCAAATGTTACAACTGAGTTGAACTATGTACCAGAAAGAGTTTCACATTTAGCAACATCAATGATGTCTATGGGTGCTGTCGTTATTGACGACAATGGTATCTATGAACTTCTTGATAACAATTCTTAGGAGGTTTTATCATGGCTTATAGTGCAAGTGGTTTAATCAGAATTGGTGGTGGAAGTGGTGCTAATCTTTGGATGTATCAAACAGCAGATGCTATTGCAACTGTGAACACAGCAGGGTACTTTAATGATTCAGCAAACATGGTAAATGTTCGTGACTTGATAATAGTTCAAGACACTAACACGCCTACTACTCATTTTGTAACTGTGCTTTCTAATACTGGTTCAGTAGTTGACGTTTCAGACGGAACTGCAGTAGCAGAAACAGATGGCGACTAAAATAAATGGCTTCAACAGCATCTGATACAGCATTAGATATTGCATCAAGAGCCTTAGTGCTTATTGGTGCAGAGCCAATTACTTCTTTTGAAAGCAATTCAACAGAAGCTTTGGTCGCATCTAATATGTACGAGGATGTTGTTAGGTCTTCATTATGTGTTGCTCGGTGGCGTTTTGCTACTGAGCAATCCACATTAAATCAAATAACAGAAACACCAACTGGTAGATTTGCTATCGCTCATCAATTACCAAGTAATCTTTTAATGTTACATACAGTAACAGTTAACGATAATATATTAGGTTATACAGTTTATGGAGACAAAGTGTTTTCGGATGCATCAACAAGTGATGTGTTAATAGCAGATTATACTTACAGATCACCTGAGACAGATTTCCCATCATACTTTTCACTTGCTGTTCAATATTCATTAGCAGGTGTATTTGCCACAGCAATAGCTAGAGATGACAACTTAGCTTTGTTAATGGATGGTAAAGCTGATCGTTTAATGGCTAAAGCAAGAAACCTTGATAGCCAACAACAAACAACAAGGTCTTTATCAACAACGAGGTTTGCTACCAATAGGCGAAGTTAATGGCAAGAATTAGAGTTCCTCAAAACAGCTTTCAATTTGGAGAAGTAAGTTCTGCATTAACATCAAGGACCGACTCTCCCGTATATAAAAACTCAGCAGAGAAAGTTAGAAACTTTTTTATAAGAGGTGAGGGTGGTGTTATCAAAAGACCGGGAACAAATCTTTGGCATAATTTTGCAAGCAGTCCTGCTTATGCATCTAATCTGAGACAGACAGTAAGAATAGAACCATTTATATTTTCGGATGATGAACAATATATTATTGCATTTAGTAATACACAGATTGATATATTTCAAATAAGTCCAACTGATGCAACCATTTCTAAAATACAAACAATAACATCACAAGCATGGTTAGTGAATACAACGTCTAAACCATATCTCGAAGAATATACTTTTGCACAGCAAGGGGATGTAATGTTTGTATGTCATCAAACAATAGCCCCAAGAAAAATTACAAGAACAAGTCTGACAACATTTGCTGTATCAACATTTGCTTTTGAAACGTCTGTAGATAATCAACATGTATTTCAACCTTATTATTCATTTCAAACGTTAGGTGTAACGTTATCATCTAATGCAACAAGCGGGAGTGGTAGAACACTTACTACTTCAGCAGATTACTTTACTTCAGATCATGTAGGTGTGTATTTAAAAATAGGTGATGCAGAAGCTGAGATTACTGGGTTTACAGATGCAACAAATGTAACGGCAACTATCTATGGAACATTAAGACATCAACTAGATAATGATGCTTTGAAAACTGCAGAGGGTAGCGGGACTATACAAGTTACTCATGCGTTACATGGATTAGCAGTAGGGGCATCTATTGTTATAGATAGATCAG